GGCTTCTGTGGCTCTGCCGCCGTATTGTTCTACGTCTGCAATGTCGCGCATCCTCTGCTGAGAGAGAGCGTCCATCTGCATCTGATTGGCTTGCTGGGTAGCTTGGGCGTTAAGGTCTAGCACACCCCTTTGGCCGCCGCCGCCCATTAAATATGTATTTAGGTCAGCTAGGTTAAGTGCCGCATACTGAGGACGATACATCTGCTCGCTCTGCAATATCTGATTCTGCAAGGCTGGGTCAGCCATGCTCCGCATATAATCAAGCGCAGACTTGCCGGGGTCGATAGGAGTGGGGGCTGCTGGAGCCTGTGGCATTGAAATCTTAGAACCCATGATAGATAGTATTAAACGTTAGTAGAGAACGGTTTTATTTGCTTGGGCAACACCGTAGCGATTGTACTGCATAGGCTGCTGTGCATAGCCGCCGTATCCAGCCATAGGTTGCTGTTGAATCTGTGGCACTTGATAATTGGGAACAGCTTGAGGAACTTCATAGCTTTGCGCGGGAGGCATTGATTGCTCGTATCCCTGCGCCACTTGGCCGCCGCCATACCCCTGCATATATCCATTAGAGATAGCCATTCCCCCAGCCATAGGAGCATCTGCCCCATATTTAGGCGCATACATACCCGCAAAGCCAGACTGCTGGTCTTGCTGCTGCATAGGAGCCATCTGCGGCATCTGCATCTGCCCCATAGATTGTTGCTGTGGAAATGTATTAGAACCCATGATTTAGCCTATGTTGGAGTTTGTAAAAGTCGTAGAAGCGAGGAATTGGCTTGTTCTTGAAATCTCTGCGCCAACCAATTTTGGCAAAAGGGAAGGGTATCTTGCTGTACATAATGCTAAGGGCATTAGGGCCAACACATAGCTCAATCCACCAAGCATCCGCATCTTGCGGTTCCACCCATTCCTCGTATCTTTCAACCAAGCACGGCCTTGCAAGAGCAAGCATTGTAGGCTCAGAATAACAGAAGCCTCGCTCCAAATACATCCCATGAAGCCGAGGAAAGTCAGGGCCGTATAGAGCAATTGCATCTTGGATGGCTCCCATTAAGTAGCAATTATCCCGTGAGTGCGTAGCTTGGCGAGCAGAGCGTTTACTTTGTTCTCTAAAGCATTTACAGAAGCAAGCACCGTTGATTCATCTACTGTGTCTGAACCAACAATGCTAGAAGTCACCGTAACATTAGCTTCAGCCGCAGCTTGAGTTGTAAGAAGCTGAACACCATTAACATCCTTAAAGAATTTAGCCGTAACAGACCCAGAAGCATTGGTGGCCTTGAAATACCCTGCTGTTAATTCGTTGCTTGTAGAAAAAGTGATGTCTCCACCAGCGGCAACAAACCCTGTAGACTTCTGGAAGGTTTTGCCCGTTGCATCTGTGTTATCCATGATAACAAAGAAGTCTTGGGCAGGAGATGCGCCAAGGGTAGCGGCTGAGATTGTAATGGCCGCCGAAGCATTAGTGATAGCAACGCCAGCCCCAGCCGTTAATGTAGCCTTAGTAAAGCCCGTGCCGTTGCCAATGAATAGCTGACCGTTTGTGCCGGTTTCTAGCTTGGCTGCTGTAATGCCAGCATCCTTGACGCTAATAGCACCAGAATTGAGGTAGGTAGTGATTGTGTCCACCGCACCAGAAGCAAAAATGGAGCTATTGACAGCGGCATTAAGATTGGTGGCTGTTACTTGGTCACCATTTGCGAATGTATTACCTGTTGTTAGAACGGCCATAGGGGTAGTATATCAGATTAGAAGGTTGTGCGAGTGGCGTATGCAACATTAGTGTTGCCCGTGCCAGAGTAAGTTGTGGCTCCCAAGCTAGAATCTATTTGTACTGTCATGTTAGACGAATACTCTATCTGTAACGTGCTATTGTCTGAGCCTGTGTTTGTGGCGGATATGCTGCCGCCATTCACCTTAAATATCTTGCCGATATTGCCAGTGACATCTGTTCGGTATTGGGCAACGCCAACTCCATTAAATGCTAGGGCTGATAGAGAAATGCTCTTTTGTTCCGGGAGTGCCGCAACGTAAGAGTCTGTGCCGCTACCAATTGTAATTCCGTTGTTGCCAATACCATCAAAAGTAACGCCAGAGATAATGATGTTCTTCCAGTTGTAGGGGCCAATTAAGATGCCGCGCCAACTTCCTTTCTTTACCCGCCCATTGGTAACAACAACATTGCTACCGCCCTTAGAATAATAAATATCAGGTTGGGCTATAAAACCAAATCCGCCATCCTCAAAGGTGGCTGTACTAGTAAGACTACCGCTGTTGGTATTAGACATTGTAAACACAACTCGCATACGTTCAAGCGAGTCTGTCACTGTCATAGTTGTCTGATAGCCAATTCTTTGAAAAAGATTATAGTTGGCTCCTCCCCAACTGCCTGTAACGCTGCTCCATGTTAGATGGGCCTGCACTTGTCCACCAGTCCCAGCACCAAGCGGAGTAAGGTCGAATAGTGGAGCAACGCTATAACTGCCAGCGGCAACTACTGTGCCTCCAGTGATGATGCCGCCAGCTACAGTGATGTTAGCTTGAGCTGCCCCTGTTACAGCATTGCAAAGAAATGTGCCGTTGGTGTAGCCGCTGCCAGCACTATTAACATTAACAAAAGTCATTCCTCCAACAAAAGTTGGCTGAGTAAGGTTGAGAAAATAACTAGCAGCTACAGACCCGGCATCAGAATATAAAGCAATAACATCATCGCCAGACTGAAGGGACTCAAAGTTATTGATTGTTAGGCCATTGATGTTGCCAACGTGAAAGCAATCGCCCCACGAAGAACGATTGTAATAATCTATTACCTGTAGATTGTAGCTCCTAAGTGTATCCCCACCAATGATAAGGCCAAAGTCTCCACCAGATTCTAGGCCACAATTACGCATTGTGTTAAATGAGCCGCGCAAGGTGCATGGCATACCATCTCCGCGCAATGATGGGTCTAGTGTCCCACCAGAATAACGATTTTGGCATCTCAGTCCTACTATTTCAATATCTGTGCAAGTGTCAGACCAGAGGATGCCCTGATTGTCTAAACCATTGGTATAAAACAATGCGCCCGTGCAATCTATCTGGGCATTGTTAATGCCAGCAAGCTCAAAGCCTTGCGAGAAGAAATAAGACCCAGCCGGGATGCGATAGTTTCTGCGATTGGCTAAAATAAAACGATAGTCAAACCCACCGCCAGAACCAATAGATGCCACTACCGTTGGGATGCCAAAGGCACAGGTGTAATATGCAGAAACATTGATTGCGGCATTAGAGAACGTCAGCTCCCACTTAGACCCATTCCAACTCTTGCCTGTAAGCGTAGTTCCTGCTGGAAATAAAGATGCCGCTGTAATGCTAATCCCTGTGGGCAAGAGGGCATTGATAGCAGCCGTATCGTTCAAGATGCCGCGACTACCTAGATTAAGCTCAAAGGCACTACCAGTGTAATAAAGCTGCGCGGGTATAATCCGATAGCCAGAACCAGTCGTCTGTATTTGCGTCATCACCACTTGGTTATTAGACACTTGAACACGGCCAGTTGCGCCTGTGCCTGTGCCACCGCTCACAGTAAAGGCATACGTTCCATTGGTGTAACCACCACCACCCTCTGTCAGGATAATGGTTTCTATGGGATAACCAACCTTGTCTATGTCGCCGCAAAGAACTTCCGCAAGTCTTTGTTGGTTTGGAGAATATCCAGCCGTAGTGTAATACTCCCAGTTGTCTGTGCCATCTGATTTTAAGAAATCAATGGTGGTGACGCCGTTATCTATTGTGGCATCATCCATCATCTGATTAAGGCGCAATGATGTAGCTTTGTTGCTAGACCAATTGGCCTTATCATCAGACCAAGTAAACCCTGTTCTAATGTCAGGCATTAATCTTTGGAGTTGATGCCTTGGTCGGTGAGTTGGGCAGCTATTTTAATTGTGCGAATCTTTGGACGCCCAATTAGCGGAGCCAATAAAAACTGACCGCCATATCCACGGATATTGCCAATGCGACCTCTAGCAGAGACATCTTCCGAGATAGGCAGTGTTGCACCTAACATGGTAGATAAGGAATCTAGAAATTCTGCGCTATCTGGATTTTGCGTTAAAAAGGCAATGGCAACATCTGAGACATTGCTATCAGAACTCTGTGCTTGCAACTCAAAGGAATTAAAACGCTTTCTGTCCATTGTGCCGCCTGTGTATTGCCGTGTCTTCAATTCTGAGTTGACAGGAATGCCCCTTGGAGTGCCGCCAACTTGTAGATTGATATAATCTAGGTCGTCTTCTCGGCTGTCTAGGATATGGATGCCGCCGTTCTGATTGATGGCATATAGTTTATTTAGGCCGCCAGCTCCGGCACGGATAAGGTTGCGGACATTCCAGCCAGTTTGCTCAATAGTGTCTAATGATTCCCAGCCTTGGTTAAGGAAGTTGTAAACCAAGATAGCGTTGTTTTCTGTTGATGTATCTAAGGGAACGGCGAGGTAATAACGATTGTCGTGATAGATAGCCACTGAGTTAGCAATGTATGCCGTATTAATCCGCTGAATGAGGGGATTGATTGCCTCGCTCATTGGAACAGATGCCCCACGAAGATTGTAAAGGTCTTTGAAGTCAATCGAATATACACCGTTGTCTGAAAGAAAAAAGATTTGGTCACCAACTTGCACCACTGTTTTACGGGCAATACAACCCACCTCGCGGGTAATTTCTTGCACAGTAACTTCACTAAGAGCTTGGCTAACACCACGGATAAGGTGAATAGTGTTGCGGTTGAACACAATAACATTGTCCTCCGCAAACGGCTGGATGGCAACAACGTAGTCCGCGCCACCAGAGGCAATGCGGAAACCGTCTAGGATTTGGTCGTAGGTGTTCTGGTCAAGAATGTCTGAGGCAATCACCTCATCCGTAACGTTGCGGGATGTAATGGTGGGACTGCCGCTGCTGCCAGCCATTGTGTAGTAGTAGGGCATCCAAAGCCGTCTCTGGTGATAGATAGCCCACGGAGGCGCAGGCATATGGGTGAAGCCAGCCCCAGCACTTTGCGGCGACCCCATTACTACACTTGCTCCTGTTATGTCGTTGGCTGTGGCAAAGAACTTAAATGTGTTAGTCGTCACTACCGTAATAAAGAACTCCGATAAGTTATTAAGGGTAGTTGTGCCACGGTCAATAATGCGGATAGTATTGCCAACTGCCAGCCCATGAGCTGTTTCTGTAATTGTCACTACGCCATCAGCAATGGCACAATTACCAGCCGTATTAAACGTACTAGGCTGGGTGTAAGCCCCATTGGAAACAAGGGTAAACGCTGGACTGCCAACGAGCGTGCCTGTAAATTGCAGGGCTGTTAAGCCATCACGGAATAAGAAGATGTAGTTAAATGCTTGCAGCAGATTAACTTCTGAGCTAATTGTAATGCCAGCAGGATACGCAATCGTTGTGCTGCTACCATCTGAAACCTTAATGGCTTGCGCCCCATTATTTGTGGCAATGACAATGTATTCCGTATTATCTGTCGTAGGGTCTGAGAATAGACAAGAGCCATAGACAGCATTTACAATGTCATCCTCTAGTTGCGGCGACCCCACTATTGCCGTGCCGCCAATCGTCCCTGTTGCCCCTACAATCGTAATGCTGATTGATGTGCTAGTAACAACAGTGATGACGTTATTCTTATTTGGAGTTGGCGTAATGCCCGTAATTCCAGATACTTTAGCCAATGTAGCTGTGGTAAATGCATGGGCTGTTGCAAATCCAATAGTAATGACATCTCCCACCCTGCTTACGCTATTGCCAGTTTTATTGGCATACAGATAGAACGGTAGGGTGAGGGCCGTAGCATTTGTAGTGACGGCTGTGCCAAAACTTTGAACACCCATGCGCGGCTGCCACGCCCCATCAATATCCATGCGGCCATTGGTAGACAGGGCCACTTCTCCTGCCTTCAGTTGGTCGGGACGCAAGCGTGCGTTCATACGGGCAAACCCCGTATCGCCTTCCTCAAGCATTGGATTATCTAATGGGCCGTAATTGCTGAAACGAGGCATAGGCTTATATTACCTCAACAGTCCCATGCCCTGCGGCTCCAATAATTACTAGATAGCTTGTTATCTTTGCCTTTGATGCCGCCAGACCTAGCGCAATAGCTTTTCTTGCGTGCGGGGGAGGACTTCTTAATTGTCATATTAGCGTCTCCAAAACGCACAATACGTTCCTGTCCGTTCTGGCAGGCTTTAACGACGGACTTCTTGCCGCCTTGGATGTCGCGTCTAGGGCTGTTACAAGGCAAATCCCTTGGATTCATCTCAGCAAGACTTACGAGAAGTGGAATAGCTCATACGGCCACCATTAGCCGTGCCAGCCTCCATTACGCGCTTTTTAGCGGACTCGTTCTTCTCATGCTTCATCATCTGCTTCTTGCTCATGTTCTTTTCGCTTTTATACTTCATTTTAGGGGATTTGATTAATTATTGGTAGTGAGGTGGCCTTAAAGCGTCAAATGGCCTTAAAACGCACGGAAAGGGTGCTACAAGCGATTACTTGGCAGTTCTAGCCAAAGGACGGCTACCAAACCACCACATAACGGCTGTTGAAGTAGTGAATACAAAGTCGGAGATGACGGCTTCTGTGGCAGTTATACCTAGTTTATCGCCAAATATAACACAACTTAGCGTAATAATCATGGCCCAAGTGAGGCCGGGGCGGGTAAATGCCCGAAAAGCGTCTACTAACACACGGATAGCCGATACCCAGACAGGCGTGTTGGCAGGGATGTCAATGTCCTCATTGGCCTGCTGGGACGTGGTAAAAGCCGCCAGCTCACCTTCCGTCACCTTGAGCCGCGCCATGCTCTCCATCTTTCGTATCTCAATATCGGCCTCCATCCCCTTAGCCTTAACGTCAGCCCATTTCTGGAATAGGCTTAGGATGCCGCCGAGCAAGCTGCCCCCTAATGCGCTGCTGATGAAGCTAAACATATTAGTCTAGAGCAACAGGCTCGGCTTTAGGCTTCAAGGCTTCCGCAAGCTGTTCAGCGCATTTACGTATAAGCTCATGCTGCTCTGCTGTTAGAGGGGCAAGACGAGCGGCGTTATAAAGATTGTTGAGGGCTTGTTCTGTGGTCATACTCATCCATTACGTTTAATAAACCAAGCAGTCA